AAAAGTATTTGCTTTTATGGACAAAAAAAAAGAAACCTACTGCCGCCAATATACCTTGGAACAAATATGTATTCAAGTAATTGGATTTCAAGACACCCGTTTTCTTGAGTTTTGTTATGGATACGCCGGGGAATTTAGAGTTGCAAACTCGGTTGTCGCGAGAAAAAATATTGAAAATGAAGTGTTTCATAGTAAAAATGTACTTTTCTTTAAAAATGGGTATGAACGCGTGATTGATCGTTTAGCAGAAGCTGTTCAAGACAAGGTAACCATTCATTTAAACAAAGAAGTTATCCATTTTAATCAACATAAAGATGGTCATTACACCGTAAATACAAAGGACGGTCACTACATTACCAGGCAATTGGTATTTATGGTTCCTCAACAAGTTCTCGCCAAAATGGATCGTTCCTTCCATCCTGAAGAAATAACCAAAATAAACTGTGTTGAACCTATTAGTTTATGTCGTGTATTTCATAAGTATAATCTGCAAAAAGGCGAGAATAAATGGGTGGAAAAGGTGAAATATGCTACAGTAAATAATGCATTACGACAAGTAATACCTGCTAACAAAAAAAAAGGGTTGCTGCAAATTAGTTATAGTGATTGGTATTTTGCCGATTTTTGGGGAAAACTAAATGAAAGTCAAAGCAAAAAACTAACCCATTCTTTAGTAAAAGAAACTTATCCAAGTGCAAAAATAAAAGCGCCCACTTGGACCAAAACCCATTATTGGAAGGGCGCCATTCATTTTTGGAAACCTAATTGCAATGAGCGTTCGTTATATAATAGTATAACTCATATGCGCAAAAATCTTTTTATAGGTGGCGAGAGTTTTAGTTTAAATCAAGGGTGGTGCGAAGGAGCTATACAAACTAGTGAAAAGATTTTCAAACTTTTAGAATAAATGATATTAAAAACATATTATGATATCATTTATATGTTATGCACTATACTAGGATTGTTACCATTACTTTGTTACGGAAAAGACATTATTTTAAATCCATTTATAGGCGATTCAACAGAGATAGCTATTTCCAACGGAAAATATGTTTGGGATACAATACAAAATGCTAATCCTGGTGATAGTATTATATTAAATAATAGTGAACCCACGTATTACATACCATTTGATATAGTAACTAATGTATATAATATTACTATAAAACTAAATAGTGATATTTATTTACACGACAACAGTAGCGCTTGGACTTTTTATCAAAATACTAATTCTTATATAAACGCATTTGATATACGCAATAGTTCCTATATAACTATTGAAGGTAATGGAGATAGTGTTGTGGATGGTCAAGGATATCAATGGTGGTTAGATTTTTTTAAAGGGAAAATTTCAAGAGAACGTCCTACTATGCTTTATCTAGAAAATTGTATAAATGTTTTCATAAGTGATATTATATTCTTAGATAGTCCACGTTTTCACATTTATGCTAAAAATATTTTACGCATGGAAATCGCTGATGTAACGATTTGGGTTGATGCCGATCTTAGTATATTTCCTTTTAATACGGATGGTATTGATGTGAGTGGCAAGGATATATATATTCACGATTGTGTAATTTCTAATTATGACGATGCTATTTGTATTAAACCGGCAGACTATAATACACCTGCTTTAGATAATACAAATATGTCTTGTACTGAAAATATAGTGGTAGACAATGTTTATGTTTATAAAGGCGTTGGATTAAGTGTTGGAAGTGTAGCATCTACAAAACAACACTGTATACGTAATGTGATATTTCAAAATATAGTAGCCGATGAACCTATTAAATTTATTTATATAAAAACAGGTAATATACACGAAGCAACCTCTATCCAAGGACATATAACAAATATTACCTATAAGAATATGGTAGCAACCGATGCTTTATTATGGCCTATTTATATAGGTCCACAACAGCAAAAAGAACCAGATGGAACTGGTGATGGTGTATGGCCACCCGTTAATCCTTTTGTAGAAATTCGCGATATATTTTTAGAAAATATTTCAATACATATGAAAACACATTATAGTAAATATGGTGTCTTAAGATGTGATTTAAATAATCCTTGTAGTAATTTTCAATTTAAAGAGGTTACTGTAAAAGGCGGTCAAAAAAAGTATATTTGTTCTGAAAATGGTAGTTTATTAGGTTATTACGATAATAATACAAAACCTCCTTTAAAAAAATGTGGATTAAACCTTATTTAGTAATTTTATATTGGTTTATTAATTAAAATTTATTTATATAATAGTTTAAATGAAATTAGATTTATCTAAAATTCCAAAGGAAATTATAGATAAATATATTATTCCATACACATATACACCCCAATCGCCTGATTTATTAAAAGATATTAAAACTTTTCATTTTACAATCATAAGATTATTTAGCATGTTTTATGATGTTTATCGTCATCATCCTGATGGTAAAAAAGGAATTAATTCACTAATAAAAATAAAGGTAAATCATTATTTATATGAAATTGAACAAATACGTAACATATCCTATATAAAAAAATTTGTTTGGCAGATACCTCTTAATGATGATAAAATGGAGTTATATCTTATTCGTAGAATGTGGGGTCTTATTACACCTGTAGTAAGATTAAAATGTGTGATGCATTATTATCGTTTATTTACTAGTGAAGTAGATGAATAAATAAATTGAAACTATTTTTTATATTATGTTTTAAACTTATAATATTATGGATCTTAGTTGCCTACCTCCAGATATTTGTATTAACATTATGGAATATACGGCAACTCACATTTGTCCTACGCAACGAGATAGAGAGCGATTAGAAAAACACATGATTCAGAGTCACATATATAACAAAACCAATATCGTATCCGCTATTAGTTTTAGTCCTTTATACGACTATTTAAAACACGATCATGAACACATATTTCAAGTATTAAGCAGATGCAAGTGTTGCTTGCGACATCAACGTAATCGTCCCGTAAGTTGTAAAGTTGATTATCCAATATTACCCATGACTACTATGTGTCGAGAAGAACAAATAGGGAAAAGACGTATTTGCGATTGTAATTGCCGACATATCATGCGTTTGATGGCGCACCACTTTCATCATGTGTAATATTAAGAGGCTTATTAAACGTAAGTAACATTCTAAATTGTTTTGTTTTTTTATAATCAATAGTAGATTTAAATTCTTGAAATAAATCAAGAGCATATCTTCTAGTTACGTTATTATTCATCACACTTGTAAGAATAAGTGACATTTCATTATCATTTATATTTTCATTAAAACGTTCACGGTATTCATATTCAATAGTAGAATACAATTTCATAAAAAAAACCATGCTTTGGATTTCATTCCAATCAGTAAAATATGTATTATAGAAATCTCTAAATTCATTGTTTTTCATGAGAGCAATCAATTTACTAAAAAAAGGATTTTGAACTTCATTATCCTTTTTTACAATTTTATCCATTATTTACTAGTGTCATCAATGGTTTATATTATTTTTAAAATAGTTTTTCAAAAATTTATTCATTTGATACTCTTACGCATCCAGTACACCGCCATCCAGGTGTTGTAGGTGGCGATGTTTCTGCTGGTGGTGCAGTTGTCGCTGCCGTGTTGTTTCGTTGTGCTAACCTTCTTGCTGCTGCTTCTGCTGCTCTTTCCTCTTGTCGTCGTATTGCCTCAGCACGCGCATCTCTTACTGCTGTAGACGATTGTGTATTTACCGATGGTGTGGATTGATCCTCGGCTGGACTTCCCCCTTTTCTTTTTCGTCCCCTTTTTCTTCTGCGTCTTTGCGAATTACGTTTTTTAGTTGATCCTTTCTTTTTTTTTGTATGTGTTTTCATACGTTTTCTAGTAAGAGAATGAATACCCCAAGTGTATTTAATGGTATTTTTGTTTTTTTTTCCACCTATTTTACGTCGCGTCGGAGCCATATACTATATCTAAAGATAATAATGTGCGGTTAAATAGCCGGTTTTTTAAATGTAGGATATTACAAATGGAAAACTTTTACATTGTATCAATTACTATATCGATTATTTACGTTGTTTTAAAATTTATTGAAATGCGATTTATTTCTAAAGAAAATGTAGCCATTAAAGAAATTATACGCGATACGGTAATGGTATTTATTAGCACAATAGGCGGAATGTTTATCATAGATCAAATAAAACCTTTAGGAACTGTAATTAAAACAACTACAGGAACACAACCTCCGTCGGTATTTGCAGATGCGCCAGGTTTTTAGAATTAAAAATATGTAAATTAAAAATATGTAAATTAATACTATAGCAATGGTAAATTTAAATGTAATGGTTCAAAAACAAGTTACTCGTGTAAATAAAATAATAAACATACATCCAAATGTTTTTAAACTGTTGGAAAAACCGATAAATGAAATAAAAGTTAATTTTCCTGTAAAAATTAATAATAATATAGAAATATTTACAGGATATCGTATTCAGCACAATAATTTTTTAGGACCATTTAAAGGAGGATTACGCTATCATCCTAATGTATCGTTAGATGAAGTAAATGCTCTTGCTCAATGGATGACATATAAATGTGCTGTTCAAGATATACCATTTGGAGGTGCAAAAGGAGGTATAGCAATAGATGTAAATAACTACAATAAACAAGATATTCAAAATATTAGTAGAGCGTTTAGCAAAAGTTTATATAGTTACATAGGAAGTAATAAAGATATACCAGCGCCAGATGTTAATACTAATTCTCAAATTATGGATTGGATGACTGATGAATATAATTCAATTAGCGGAAATCACGCATTAACTTGTAATATGAAAAGTATTTTTACAGGTAAAAGTATTAATTTCGGTGGTAGTTATTTAAGAGAAGAAGCAACAGGAAGAGGTGTAGCGTTATCTATTAAACATTGGGCAGATTATAATAATTATAAACTAGAAGGAAAAAGTTTTATTATACAAGGATTTGGAAATGTAGGTTACTATACTAGTGAATTACTTACAAAATTAGGTATGAATTTAATTGCTGTAGGCGATCATACAGGATATATTTATAATAAGGAAGGTTTTAATGTATTTAAATTAAAGAAACATATAGAAAAATACAATAATTTATCTAATTATTCAGAAGATACATTAAGTAAAGAAGAATTTTTTAAAATACAAGCAGATATAATAATACCAAGTGCATTAGAATTACAAATAACTGAAAATATAGCAAACGATTTAAATTGTAGTTTAATAGTTGAAGCAGCAAACGGTCCTATAGATATAAATAGTGAAATGATATTAAAAGACCGAAATATACCTATTATACCTGATATTCTAGCTAACTCAGGTGGTGTATTAGTTTCTTATTATGAATGGTTACAAAATAAAAGAGATGAATATTGGTTAGAAGATAATATTCGTATAAAATTTGATAATCACATAAAAAATACTTTTTATAAAATCAATAATTTAAGTGTTAAACATAATATATCCTTAAGAGATGCCTCATATATGTATGCTTTACTTAAATTAGAACAACAATGTATTAGTAAAGGATATATGAATTAATAAATTACACCTTTGAACATTTGTTTATTTAGTGGTAGCATTCTTCTATTTTAGCATTACGTTTATCCTCTTTTGAAAAAAAATCACAAATACAATAGCGATAACAAGGATAACCGGTATGTATATAGATATCTAAATATAATTCATCAATATACGATATTCTAGCTTGTTTTTTGAGACCTAATTTCTCGCTACATCGTCGGTTTAAAGTTATTGGTAAATCCTTATCGGGAATCCAAGGATTTATCAATTCAGCAAATAAGTGTTCATTCATACAGAAGGACTACATAATATTTCTGTTGGTGTAAACAACATCATCATACTATAACCTATACATTCAAATGCCCAAAATTGTATACCTTTTGCAAAAGGTAAGCATAAGCACGCAACCACACCAATCATTAATTCCAATTGTCCTAACAAACGGGGTTTAGTATATATAATGGTCATAATACTGTGTATCATAAATGAAATACTAAATAAAGTAACGGTTGTTGTATGCAACCACATAGGAACGTAATTGATAGTACATACTAAGAACCCTCCGTAAAAAAATTGATAACTCGCCATCGTCCAACCTAAAATATCTTTACCAGATTGACATGCTACATTTTTAATAACGTAGTGTTGATAATCCCACATCAAGTTTAATGGGCGAAAGGATAGAGCAGCCAACGCTCCGGTAGCATGGGGATTTGCAATAAATGCTGATATACTCGTAGCATCGGGTTCAGCAAAACCAATTGTGGATAAATAAGGTAAACTCCATATGTAAATAATAATAGTAGTAGATGCTATTGGACGAATATATCCTATCTTTTGTTTAATAGTTTTATTATTTGGTTCAATTAAAGTAATTTCTTCTACAGTAATCATTATATATATAGTATACTATATTTATAATATTACATTTCAGACATAGCATCAATATTAACGATTCTTGTTTTTTTACTAACCTTATTTTTAGCAATACGATAGGTGCAAAACATATCACGTTCTAATTGTTTATGTGGTGTATGGTTATGAACTGTTCTCGCAATCATTTTGTATAATTTAAATCCAGGATATCTATCATCACCATTCGCTTTATACAATACATTACGTCCTTTATCATCTTTACACCAATCAACTATGAGATTACATAAAGGATCATCAAGAGAATCTAAATCTTTATCCTCATCTATAACTAAATCAAACATACTGCAAGCTAAACGACATAAATCAAAACTATAGTTGGGTTCTACCTTACTTTTGCTTTCATTATAGAAAGGTTCACTATTATATTGTGTAGTGGCGTCACCTTCTTTACTAAAACTATCACTATAGTAGTTGATTCCTTTAAATGTATAAATAGCTCTTCCAAAATCGATTATTTTATAAATATGTCCAAAAGTGGGAACTTTATAATATTTATTTTCATATTGATAAATAATATGTTGTTTTTCAGTGGGACACAACATAATGTTATTTGTATGTAAATCATTATGTGTTAACTTAAAACATTTTTGATATGTAATAAGAGTCATAATAACTTGCATTAATCCTGCACACATTTCAGCATTTGAAATATCTTCATTAACAATATATTTATCAAATGTTATATCACATTTTTCTAATGCAATCATATTCACGGGAAACACATCTATTTCAGCATGTAATTCATTTTCAGTACTTACACTAGAATAAGATTCTGAATTACTCGCTGACATTTCATCTGAATCATTATCACTGTTAGTATCACTATTACTATCACTGTTAGTATCGCTATTAGTATCGTTTTCATTATCAGTAACAGAACTTCTAGAAGAGCATTCGCTAGAACTAGTTTTACTGCTAGCATCAGTATTGGTATTAGTTGCGCTATTTAGTTCTATAGATTCTTTGTTATGAATGGATAGATTAAATTCAGTTAATGGAGTATTGTTTTCGATGTTATATTCTAATGGTGATGTAAATAATTCATTTATATCATTATCTATCACGTCTATAGTTAAATCATTTTTTAAAGAATCTGACTCTCCTATAGTTAATTTTTCTTTATAATTTCTTGAATCATTTATGTTATATAGATAATCTTCTATTTTCCCTAATATTTTAAATTTTTCGTTTTTATTTAATTGATAATAATCAGATTGATGTATCATGCTTAACTCTTCTTCAATATTTACTTTAAATCCATGTTTTAATCCAATATAACTTCCATAGAAATCAATACCGTGAATAAAATGATGATGATTTAATAGTAAACTAGATAAAAAATAAAAAAAACCATCGGTGTATGCAGAATTATTACTTTGATAAATTTTGGAATCCTGTTTTAAAGTAAAATCAGGAATAGTAACATCATTATCTTGATATTTACCAATCATATATTTTACAGGATCTAATAATGGCGAGTATTTAAAAAATACAGGGACTGTTTTTGTTTGATTATTTTTGTGGTTAAATACAATAGCTTTAAATACAGAATCATTATCTTTAGCAACAAGTTTTTTTAATCTAAATTTGTGATTAAGTTGTATAGTATTAAAATTACTAAGAGTTATATCAAATAAATTTTCATATAAAGGATTATAATTTTGTGCATCTTTTAAATTTGTAAAATGTATATCATTAAATTGTTCAAATAAGGTGTTTGTTGATTGTGTTGAAGTTTCTTCTATTAAAAAACTCATTTTTAAGAATGAATATATTTAAAATACTTTATCTAAACTAATAACTTGCGTTTTTACTATTTATTTTTTTTTTCTTTATACTATACGAATGACATTAGAACTAAAAAAATTTGATATGCGTTCTATTAGTTTTAAACCAAATGAAAATAAAGGACCTGTAGTGGTTTTAATTGGTCGTCGTGATACTGGTAAAAGTTTTTTAGTAAAAGATTTATTGTTTAATCATCAAGATATACCTATAGGAACAGTTATATCAGGAACAGAAAGCGGTAATCATTTTTATTCAGACCATGTTCCTAAACTATTTATTCATGATGAATACAATACGGCCATTATTGAAAATATTTTAAAAAGACAAAAAGGGGTTTTAAAGGAAATCAATAAAGAACAACAACATTATGGTAGATCTACCATTGATCCAAGAGCATTTGTTATCTTAGATGATTGTTTGTTTGATGCGTCATGGACAAAAGATAAAATTATGCGTCTTCTTTTTATGAATGGTCGTCATTGGAAAATTATGTTAGTGATTACCATGCAATATCCTCTAGGTATTCCACCTAATCTACGTACAAATATAGATTATGTGTTTATTTTGCGAGAACCTTATATTACCAATCGTAAACGAATTTACGAAAATTATGCAGGTATGTTTCCTACATTTGAATCATTTTGTCAGGTGATGGACCAATGTACAGAAAATTATGAATGTCTAGTGATAAATAATAATGCTAAATCAAATAAATTAACAGACCAAATATTTTGGTATAAAGCACAACCTCGCGCTAATTTTAAATTAGGTGCTAAAGAATTCTGGGATATTTCCAAAGATTTAAATTCTGATGATGAAGATGAAGCATATGATCCAAATAAATCTCGTAAAGCATCGGGACCTAAAATTAATGTAAAAAAATCTAGTGGTTGGTAATTTTATATAACAAATTAAGTATAATTTTAAACACAGTTATTCAAATAATATTTAATACCCATTTCATCTGGATCATAGTTAAATTTTGGTGGTGGTGGACTAATAGAACCGGGTGACACAATCCAAACATATCGTCCCGGTTTTACATAACCCATAAGTTCTGCACCTATGTTTGTATTCCAATATTCAGTTTTTTCAAATTCTCTTAAAGTTAAATCATTATCGCCAATTTTAAAACTAATATCGTCGGGTAAACACAATGCTACCGCAAAAGGTTCATGTTTTTGAACCAATAGAAAGACATCATCTTGACGTATATCCTGAGCAAGATTTTTTAGTGTATTTCCGGCACCTCGAGCATTTTTTACGGTAAATGTATTTGTTTCACCGTTTTTTTTTACGAACATTTCTTTACCCGCCTTGATCTCCACTTGATGACCTTGAAATGTTCGGATATCGCCACCCGTGTCGGAATCATCGGCAATCCATGTTGCAGGTTCTTCTGGTAACGATGCACAACCAATAGAACGTTCTACGATCATTGCTTGAAAGAACCGAAACATATTGGAAGATAAATGGGCAACTCCTTGAATTCGTGTAAAACATGTATTCCAATCCCATTTTTGTAAATTATGGACTATTTCTTGTAATTTTGGATAAGTTAAAAGTATCTGTTGTCGCGATGTTTCAATCTCTTGTAAACGCATATTTTCTATTTCTTCTTTTATAGCACGTTCTTGCATTTCTTTTTCTTGTTTTTCTTTTTTACGGTCCTCTTGTTCCTGTTTTTTTCGTGCTTTTTCTGCTTGCTCTTCTTGTTTCTTTAAATCACGTTGCTCTTTTTTGATTGCTTGAATTGCTTTTTTTTCTTTTTCTTTTTCTTGTTTTTCTTTTTTACGCTCCTCTCGTTCCTGTTTTTTTCGTGCTTTTTCTAATTTTTCTAGTGCAATTTCTTCCGCCGAACGCTTTGGTTTACGATTTGAAGACATTGTGAGTTAATATACTTATCGTAAAATATTTAAAAAAAGTTTCAATTTGTGTGCGATAACACATACAAATTAAAAAAAATTTACTTTCCTACTTTACGCATAGCAGAGCGATGGGCTTTCTTGAAAGAATATCCCTTATGCATCATTTTTTTCATGTGGTGCATGTGACGCTTGGTGTGATGTTTGGCGTGTTTACGCATGGTGCTAGCCTTTACCTTGTAAGGTTTTGGATGGTGTTTTTTGGTGTGATTTTTGCGGGTTTTGTGGTGACGCATTATATATATTATATAAGAAAAAATAATATTTTTACTAAATAATACAACCTTTACTTTGAAATTATAGTATAAATTACCTATCCTTAAAAAGGTACATACTATTAATTTATATTTTTATAGTATATGGAATTAAGGTTATACAACACAAATACAGGTTTTATACTATTAGGTATATTATTTATATGTTCCATGCTAAACATAGCATATAAGTGTCCGTGTGATGATATATCAAAATCATCGTGCGTAAGACATGAAATATATGGAGTACAATTAAATCATTTTATCTTTTTTGCCTTTATAGGGTATTATTTTCCTTCTTATTTTTATTTATCTCAAACATTTGGAATATTATGGGAATTTATAGAATATATCGCCGATATAAATGATGAATTTATTATAAAGTATATAGGTGGATGTTTAATGTTAAATCCCAACACGAAATTAAATAATAATCCTGTTAATCATATTGTATATAGAGGAGAGGACAAATTTTTAAATCCAGTAGATAAGTTTTTTGGTATAAAAAATTCAAAAATTCATAGTTGGCATGGTTCTGTAGCAGAGATATTAGTAAATATACTAGGATTTTACTTTGGTTATGTAATAAATACAGCATATTATTGGTAATAATCAGGATTAAAGTCTTTATATAGAATATTCATAGGACATTCTCGAAACCATAAATTAAAAGCATATTTTTCGCCTATTTCAACTGGAGTTCCAGCGTGTTCTGATAGAGGATGTTTATTATGATTATTTTTATTTAATGTATTTTGAAATACTAAAAGTTTACCCTTTTCGGGTGGAATTGTGATATTTAATTTTGATAATCTAGTTCCTCCCCCTTTTTCAACAGAATTTAAATAACATAATGCTGTTATTAATCTTGCACCACCGTATTTCATACATCTTAAAGTTTTATCAGAATAATTATGATCCCAACTATCATAATGATTTCTATATTCTTGTTTTGTATCATAATATATTACTTGAAAAGCTTCTGCATTTTTTAAGGGAATACCTATTATATTGGCTATTCTTTCTCCTATATTTTTTGTAATTTCATTAAAATCGTGTTTGATCCATGTATTTTTTCCTGTTCTTCCTTTAGATACAAAAGCTTTATTATCACCACTAACCAATGCTCGTTTTAAATTATTTTTAGAAATATTAATAAACAACTCGCATTCTTCATCTGATAAAAAATTTGGATATGTTTCTACCATGGGATTTTTGCTATAAATAATTTTATTAACTGTGTAATTAGTATTTGTTTTTTCCAAATTATTGTCTATTTCATTTGAATATAAAATTGCATTTATAATATCGCAACTATAATTTTGTTTTTTTAAAATATCTTCTAATTTTTTTTTATTAACACCACGTTTAATTTGTTTATGAATATAATTTTGCCACTCATTATTTATTGTTGTTTTAACCATATATATTCTATTTAAATATTATAATTAAGTTGAATAGTTTAGTTATTTATATTTAAATAAATTATATAGTATGCATATTTCACAAAAACTAATAACTAATATGAAATATTTATATGAAAAAAAATTAATTACATTGCGTGATGGTAATATTAGTTTTAAACCTAAAAATAAAGATTATTTTTATATAACAGCAGGATCAGTAGCAAAAAATAATATGACACCTAATCAAATAATAAAAGTATATTTTAATAAAGATACTGTTTACTATAATGAGGATAATTATTATAAACCATCTAGAGAACTAAATATTCATTATTATATACAACGTCAAAATAATTATTATTTAGACGACACTTTTGTTGTTCATAGTCATCCCCCCAATGCTATTGCCTATATGGGATTAAATAAAGATAATATAGAACTAACTTCAATTCAACAATATTTTCCAGAAATGAATGTTGGTTGTATTGGAAAAAATGTTCCTTTTTTACATGCTGGAACAGACATTCTTGCAAAATCTTGCGAAAGTCAATTGTATCCACCATTTACAATGGTTGGAATGAAACAACACGGCACATTATGCGTCGGAAAAAATATAAATGAAATAATAGAACATATTGAAACATTAGAATTTTATTTAGATATTTACTTTCGTTCTTCGTGTATAAATATATACAATAAATAATTAAATCACTGTGGTTTTTTCAGCTACACATTTAAGTTTTTGAATTTCCTCACTATTATCCTTATTTTTGCTTAAATAGTCCACACTACACATGTGGACTTCTGGAAAACGATGTGTCATGCAAAACTCTTTTTGACATTCACATGTAAATCGCATCAACCGTAGTTTAGTTTTGCACCCAGGGAATTCACACGTTTTTTTTGGCATATTTATTATACTTAGAAAGGAATATAATATAATAATATAATTCAATTTATGAAATGATTTATATTATAAATAACTAATAATTTTATCAAATAATAAATTATCAAACGGTAATTGTTTATACACAATTCGAAATGATATATAATTTTTTACTTTTGTAAATAATTTTTCATTTCTTAAAAATTCTTCTACAACTAAATACATTGTATATCCAGGCGACCAATTACATAAAAGGGTATTACAACAAGGACATTCAATACTAATATTTAATTTGCTTAATATAGATTTATAATAAATATACATATTTTTAAAACGAGTAATGTAATTATCATCATTAACAAATAATATTGGTGGTTTAAAAGGATAATCTGGACAAATACGAAATACTAATAATTTATTTAAAACCTGAAATTTTATCTCCATAAATCTTTTATTAGGATGATAAATAATAACCGAATAATCCATATTTTTTAAATCGCGATCTAATTCTTTTGATATACGTATCATACTTTTATGATTTAACATTATAGTAAATAGTCTTTGTAATCTTTAAATTTCTATAGTGTTTAGTATTTGTTCAAAATAATGTTTGTTAGCAGTTAATTTACCTTTTTCTTTATTTACTTTGACATAAAATTTATATTTTTCCAAACATGTCGTTAATGTGTCTGGTATATCTTTTAAACATTCTATAATATCTTTTTTTTTATTCCATAACTTACAATAAATATTGTATATAATTTTATCACCATCTATAATGATTTCAGGCATCATCCATGACATTATTTCTAATAAATATTCTTCTGTCATGTGTTCTTCTTTATATCCCTTACTAGTTACCCAAACGTTATATAGAGTAGTAATTTCATCTATTTCTAATTCATCGTCAATATCATCTCCAACTGTTATAGTTTGAGTCCAAAAATGTTGAAAAGTATTCCATGTAATTGGGACATTAGATTGTATACCAATACATAATTCAGTATCTTGGTGTAATATTTTCATAGAGGTTAATATAGTTTTAAAATTAGATTGTGAACTAATACAAGGTAACTTATATTTTTTAAGAAAAACACGCCACAAAAAATAAACGTCTTTGTAACTTAAAGTATTATCACAGTCACTATTTTTTATAAACAATTCTGTTATAAATTTTTCTACCACACTTTCGGGTGTAAAAGTAGACAACAAATAGGTTTGATCTGTAAAATCCTTATCACTACATGTATTTAAAAATTGATCGGACGATGTATATCTACTAGAATAATAATAGGTTATAGCAATAATATTCATAATATTATTACGCACAAAATTGCTATGTAATTCTTCATTAAATTGTATAGGAGAAAATAATCTACAATCACTGTAGTTGTGTTCATAATACTTGTATTTAAATGTTTCGGTAATGCTTTTACCTATATATTTATATATATGTTCAGATAGTAATTTTAAAAATCGTTTATAACTATTATCTATTATGTGAATAAGATGAGTATTTTTTTTAAATAAAGTGTCACCTATAATAGTTAAAAAATATTTAAAATGATTTTTATTATGACACAAGGAAGGATAAAATACATTAAGTGTAGATTGTATAGTATTAGTATCTGGTATAACTTGATTAAAAGGAGTTTCTTTTATTTTTTTAAGAATAATATTTTTAATTTTAAACTTCCATTGACGCATGTAAAAGGGTTGTTTTGTTAATTCAAGGTGTATTTTATTGTGTATCTCGTCTTCTGTTATAATTGAATAATTATAGTTTTTGTATTCTATAAAAAATTCTGTACTAGATATGTAATAATATTCATGATGTTGAAAAAAGTATTTTACAAATAAAGAGGTTTGTTTTATTTGTTCATCTTTTTTAGCGTTTCTTTTACTATATTCTAATTCTAAATTTTTTAATAAATCTGGAATATTTTCAATATATTGATGCAATTTTTGGAGAATATAAGGATTGTCTTTATATTTTATATGCATTTGCTGTATAATTATACCGTAATTATCCATATAATATAGATAATAGTAATTTATTTATATATTAACATAGTATAAAATGTCTGAAGTTTTATTTATGAAAGATATTACCTTTTTATCTTATTTTCAATCCGCTTTACGAAATGTTATAGTATTTTCAACCTTATCTATGGCCTTCATACGTGAAGCAGTTGTATACAAAGGAAAAAATAAATTGTATAATATGATTTATTTATTATTTGCTTTTACTTTTTTAACAATAGGACTAGTTTTAAATTATATCTTATTAGAAGATACAAGAAAATATAATTCTAGTAAAAAAGATTCTGAAAAGTCTAAAGATGTAAAATATGATTTAATGATCATTTATGTAATATTTTGTATAATGATATTATTTATGTGTTTTACAGTTTATCGTATGTATCGAAATATGATACATTTATAATAAACAACCTCGTTTTTTTCTTAATTGTTTAGCCGTTTTTCTTATTTTTTTATAACTATAAGTTTTAGGTTTTAATTTACGATAAATAGATAATGCTGCACGTGATTGTGCTGCGGATAATCCTACACATTCTATTTTTCCTGTAAACTTATTGCAAATAGGATATTTTAATTCTTTTGGTAATAAAAAACAACGTGAACCATATTTTCGTAACATATTTTTTCGTTCACGATGCGTATGCGGTTTCATGTCTCGCCATCTTAACTTTTTTGTTCTGCGTTTAATTTTCATTTTATATTAATAAGATAATAAATATTTAAAGCGTATCTGTTGGTTTTTACATATATGAGTAATCCTGATAATGTATTAACGATAAAAACGGTTCAAATAGCACCTTTTAGAACTTTAATGACTGCTTTAAAGGATATACTTTTAGAAACTAATATTACATTTCAACCAGATGGTATTCGTATTATTAATATGGATAAATCACATACTATTTTAGCCCATTTATTTTTAAAAGCAGAAAACTTTGAAATGTTCGAATGTAAAAAAGAAAAAATTATTATCGGCGCTAATATGTTCCATCTTTTTAAACTTATCAATACGATAGATAATGATGATACATTGACCATTTACATTGAAAACAATGATTACAATGATGGTGTAGTTAATTATTTAGGTCTTAAATTTGAAAATGGTGATATTAAACAATGTAAAACTCAGAAACTTCGTCTTATTGAACCAGAACCAGATGAATTAGAAGTTCCGGAAGTAACCTTTTCGTCTATTATTAATTTACCTTCCACGGATTTTCAAAAAATCATTCGCGATTTAACGTGTATATCTGATAGAATAGAAATTAAGTCGGTATCAAATGAACTTATTTTTCGTTGCAAAGGAACTTTTGCTCAAGCAGAAGTGCGAAGAGCAGAATCAGATGGAAGCACAGAATTTATTCAACAAGATTCGCAAAAAATCATTCAAGGTGAATTTTCTCTAAAAAATCTAGGTTACTTTATTAAATGTACCAATTTGTGTAATCAAATTGAAATGTATATAGAAAATGATTTACCTTTAGTTGTAAAATATGCGGTAGCATCACTAGGACATATTAAACTTTGTTTAGCTCCACTTCCTTCTATTCAATAAATTTCTTAATCTAATATAATGAACACACCCAAAAAACCTATTGTAATTATTCAATTTTCGTGTGATCCTTATATACTATATAACAAAGAAGCACTATTTGATAAAGAAATAGAAAGTAAAAGATTGAAAAGTGATTTAATTGCAAGACATAATGCTGTTAAAATTTTAAAACATGCTCCTAAACGTGAAAGAATAAGAAAAACCATAAAACAAATAGAAAAAGATATGAGTGATAATTTAAAATACGAAGGTGTTTACGAGGATGTATTATTATCACCTCGAAAAAAAAGCACCCTAAGAGAAATGCGCTTAAGCAGTGATATGCGAAGTCATACGGCTACTATAGATGTTAAGCAATTTTATCGCACCTTGAAAAATCCAAATACTCAGTTTTATTATTTACCTATCCATGCATCACATCCAAAAGATTTTGAAAATTTAAAACAAGATGAATATTTTATAGAATTACCTGATAAAATGTATGTAATTACTTTAACTCCCATGAACACAAAGGGTCTTTTTTTTAACAGTGAAAACGAAAACAAACAATTTTTTGACTATCTTACTAGTTTAACAGGTTATACACGGATAAAATCTCAACGTAATAAAACTATTTTACCTACAATTATACAAAAAAGTTTACGTATATGGGGTCCCGGTGACGTAATGTTAAACCGCGAAATACAATCCGATCGCGAACATCAACCTCTTCGTCGTGAAGGGCGTCAATCAATAAAGCGATTACCTAGAGCATTATATCGTACTACTATGAATAGTCAAATGGATAAATTATATAACGATATAGTAAAACAGCAGGGTATGCGTAAAACTAAACGTAAAAAAGGTGGTGTATCAAAAAAACAAAAAATAAAACATTGGAAAAAATATACCGCAAAAAACTATTCGCACGCAAAAAATAAAACCGGTTATAGATCGGATTGCTCAGGATTTATATCCTATATGTGGGATATACCCTTAACCGATAAAGGAGGATTGGCAAGTTTACGAACTGCTGACTGGTTTAAGTATAGTAAACCTATATCAAAGGAAAAGTTGCGATCCGGTGATGCTATTTTATTACCTGGAAAGCATGTAATTATGTTTGATAAATGGGCGGATAAAAAACATGAACATTATTGGGCATATCAAATGTGTAATAAAAAGGGATGCCGTGGTTTTACTTATATGAAAATCCCATTTCCTTATAGTAAAACACGACGACCTGATGCAACATCTTATATTTTATTACGAAAAATGTCATAAATTGAATTAAAATATATGTAAATATATGTAAATATACAATACAATGAATTATATTGAACTTCCAACACGAGTTCGCGACTGCGAGTCCCCAAACAACGCAACATGGAGTTTATTTGATATCCAACAAAAACAATTATCATCGTATAGTTATAATATATATATTTATGTAGACGATAATAAAAACGTATTTATGAAACCATATACATCATATCATTCTAATGAATTTGAATCATTGTTTGGATTTGGTATAATGTGTAAGGGATACGATGAAAATAAGACCATACAAGTAATTGCACCACACAACTATTACAAACATTTTCAATAGCTGTAGAAAAAATCACAAATTGATAGTTTTTTATTTAAATAACTCATTAAAATAACCATAACCATGTTGAAACGCACACCCGGAATTTACTGCTGGACTGATGCTTCCAGAGCACCCGGTATGTTTAAACTGGGCATGTCTAATGACCTTCTATATCGCCTTGAACAAGAAAGATGCGAAACTAGTAATACAGGAACCTTGCTGTTTCATTTTATTCTAGAATGCGAACAAGATCAGGAAAAAGATTTTGAAAAATGGGCAAAACAATGGCTCAAAGATAAAAAGGCGAGATTATGTGATCACGGATTTCAAGTAAACGCAAACAAAGAATGGTTTTTATACGAAAACATTCAAGAACTACTTGACTATTGCAAGACATTTTCATATTACATTCATTCCTATTCTAATACCGATGAACTACCAACATGTTGGAACATGCTTCCAATACGTATTAAAACATGGAGTCATTTTGAAGAATTACCTGATTCTATTAAATGTGCAGTAATAAAACCAACCGATAAACGCGAATCTATAACAGATATTGAATATCATACGCGAAAAAAATATTTTAGAGTTAACCGTATTACATTGGAAGATTTACTTATTCAACAAAATCAACATACGTGCATAGCAGAGGCACATCGTTTTTCTTTTATAAAAAATAAGGATCGTATAAGTGGTATAACACAACAATATAAATTGGCGGATTTTATTCATGATTTAGTAACCAAACGAGTGAAAATCATTCCTTGTTGTGGATGTTATCCCATATTCCAACCCAATCAAATGGCACATATAGGAGGATGTATGGAAGATGAAGATACATTTAGTTAACAAACACTAATATAACTATAAATGATGTTATAACTATTAGTAATGATAAAACACCTGTATAAAAACAACACTTATCCCATTCTTTGTTATTATTAACAATATTTTTTTCCAAATCAACTTCATCTATTATAATATCTTCCATTTAAGTAAATACATATAATTATTTCATATATTTTAACATATCCATGTTTTCATACATGCGTCGTGTCAAATAAGGTATCATTTGTGTATAAGGACCATAAGGTATATATACATTTACTTTTTCCCCTTTATCGGCTAATCCTTGATAATTTTCTTCTTGCATTCCCATTAAATGTGCAAATTCAAATAAACAACGATTTGCATTTTTATTATACATATACCCTAAACGAACTGAATCTATGTTATGGGTTGCTAATAAAGTATACGTATTAAAGTTATTTTCACCAATGGTTAAAATACCTTTATTATAACTTTCATCCGTTAATTGTTTCTTAGTAAATAAATGACCTTGCTCTTTTTCTGTATGAAAATAGGCACCACGAACTAACTTAATACCTAAATGATATTCATTTATACGCGAGTTTATTAAATCATTTTCTAGTGTTTCTAAACCATCTTTACGATACATTTGATACGTTTTTAATACATAGGGTGTATATTGATTATGTTTCCGCATTAAATAATTAACTATCTCTTGATATTGTTCGTTATGTTGATTATCTTCTGCATCTATAATGACACGAATGTTTTTACCTATACAACGGTTTACTAATATATCAATTAAATCTTCATCAAAACTAAATGAAGATACCTTTATAGCAATTTTATATTTACAATCTAACTGTTCAACTAGTTGTAAATGTTCATGTAATACTTGTTTTGGATTATTACTATATTCAATGGCGTAATTAATTATAGGGTGTTTTTGCTTTTCAAGAATTTTATTTGCTACAGGTATTACTTGCTTTATAGTATTTCCTGCAATATAACGACCTGGCCACATATATATAGGAAACATCTAATTTATCTCAGAAATATCCTCTGAATTATCCCAAAAAAACACAAAAAAAAGGGATTTTCTCAGAAAAGTCTTAAAAAAGGGGGATAAAATCAAAGATAAAATCAACAGGATTCATTTTAAAAAATATTAACATAATAATCATTTAAAAAATTATTATGATAAATAGTAATAATGTCTCTTTTTTATAAAGTAAACTCTAACGTTGTATTTGACATGAGTAATTTTGCCATTGCGAGTGGAATTTCTTGTGCAATTATAGGACTACAATTAAATGATTTATATTGTATTCACATTTTAAATGAAACTCAATACAAACCAAATAATCTATATTCTAGATATTATAAAGCAAAATATAGTAACCTATTTATTAAAAGTATCTTTGTTTTTGGATTGCTATGTGGTGGTGTTTACGGTTATAAAAAAAAACCGTTATTATTAAATGAATAAATAGTTTTATTTTTATTATATAATAATTCAACTATGTAAAACATTATAACATTTTTTACAAGAATAACAAAGGTGTGTATTGAATTCTATTTTATTTTCTGGATTTGATTTACAAGAATAGCATAAATCGCTACAACTAAAACATACATAAATTTTTGTATTTCTAATAGTACAAAGTGTATAAAATCCTATTTGTTCTTTATCTAATTTGTTGCATCGATTACAAATAGCATAATGATTCATTTTACTGTATAAAATAAATCATTCTCTAAATAAGTTTTCAATTTAACTAATTAATAGTTTATGGTTCTGGTTCTGGTTCTGGTTCTGGTTCTGGTTCAGGTTCCGGTTCTGGTTCGGGTTCCGGTTCCGGTTCTGGTTCTGGTTCTGGTTCATTTAATACAG